ACACCGAAACTGAGTGGATTCAGTATCTTTCTGCCGATGACATCATTTTGCCTCATGCAATTGATGAATACGAGAAGTACGAGAATAGCTCAGACTTCATCGTTATTCGCTGGAAAAGTCGCTCAACTTGGGACGCTAAAGCTCCGGAGCACGAACATACCCCTCGAATCCCATACGAGATGGCGCTGAATTATCAAGGTAGAGGGTTCATCAACAACCAGTCTCCTTATCGGCGTAGCTTCTGGGAGAAAACGCCGTATCGAACGCATGATTACCCCAACGCCCCCTTTGTAGCTGATCTTGTAGAGCAAGGTGCGAGGTTTGTTCGGACAGAGCGGTGTTGTACGGTTTATCTCCGCCGACTTGATAGCCATTGTGGTAAATTTCTCGGCCGCAGGCAAATAGATGGCCGGGTTCGTGTAGTTCCTCGGGAAAAGCAGCAAGCGAAGTTCTGGAAGGCTGATTCCGAAAAACGCATCCGAGCTTACTACAAAAGTCAAGATACTCAGCAGAGAGACGACGGTGAATCTTGATGGACGTAGTATACATCGTTAAGGTTGCCGAGAAGAACGAAGAGCTACGGTATTCGCTTCGGTCATTAAAGAATCTCCCGCACGATAACGTTCACATTGTGGGTCACCAGCCCAGTTGGGTTAAAGGCGTCATCCATAATCCGTATGATCCGGGTGTTCCGCCACTCAGAGAGAAACACGCAAAGTGGTGGAAGAGTTGGCGGATGGTCAAAGAGCTGTGTTCCTTTGAGGATATCAGCGAAGACTTCATACTGTTTAATGACGATTTCTACGTCATGAATCCAGTTGACTCGGTTCCAATTCTGCACCGAGGGGAAATGCAAGCGGTGATCGACGCCTACAAGCGTCGTAAGCCGAACAACAACATCCTCGGCAATCCTTACGTTTTCGCAATGCATGAGACTCAAGAGTATCTTCGCTTTTTGAAGAAGCCCACTCTTTGCTATGAGATCCATACACCAATGGTAATTAATAGGCGAAAGATGCTTGAGGCCATGAACTCGATAGACAATATCAGTCGGCCGGGGTTAAAGCATCTCAACAAGCGTTCCTTGTATGGCAACTATTGGGAGATCGGTGGTGACCGTACAAAAGACGTAAAAGTCGATGGTGCGAATCCCACGCTCGATAAAACAAGCGACTTTCTATCAACTTCTGATCTTTCGTTTGCCAAACGGACCATTGGCGGATACATCAAATCAAGATTTACTAAGAAATGTCAATATGAAGAGGTGACTGATGCCCGCTCTGATTACAATCGAAGAGGCTCAAGAGGCTATCTTCGGCGGACCGTCTGAGTCTCCCGGCGAGGAACTATCAAATGAAGATCTGGCAAAGGTTCTCTATTACATCGCCCTCGTCAGTCAGTATATTGCTTCATATACTGGCGTAGCGTTTTCTTCTGTTGAGCACACCTCTCGTCTGAAAGCCGACTACTATGGTCGCATTAGTCTACCACATAAACCTGTAGCCGAGATAGAGAGTGTTAAGAATTGGCGGAGTTCTGCCGAACACCCTCGGTGGCAATGGGATGGACTTGATGAGATTTATGGTTTACACCCAACTGAGGTTGTGGAAGTTACTTTTACTTCCGGCTATTCGGTTGTGCCTGAGGATATCAAATTCGTTGCGCGTGAAGCTGTCAAAAGGTTATATCTTGCTCCAGATGGAGAGGGACAGGATCTTCCGGGGCGGCTAACGAAATTTCGCGTCGGTGACGTAGATGAAGGCTATCCTAAAAGCAACCGAGACGACGAGCTAGGCAATGGCCTTTTCAATGATCTCGATGTAATGATCCTGAATCAATATCGAGACACGATGATGACCTACGCTATCGGATTCTCGCAAGCGGACAACTTGACTGCTATTCCGTCAAGCGAGTCCGCATTATACGAGTAAGGGTGTTGGGATGGCTAGGAAATTAGGTTCCTCTACCTTCACAATCGTAAGTGCTCCTCTTGTATTGAATCCGCTTGACAACACTAGCTACCGCGATTGGCAGAATGCTACACAGGTTGTGGTTAAGAATGCTTCAGTTCAGCCATTTAGGATGGCCGAGAAGCTAAATCTAGAGATCAACAAAGAGCGGGAGTTCTCCCGAACTGGACTTAGATTCTTCGCTCCGCCTGGAATTCGTGTTGATGCCAACGATCGAATCGTTTACGACAACGAAGAATATTCTGTCTTTGGCCATCTTGGTATTTGGAAGGATCGGCGGGGTCGCGAACATCACGTTGAGTTTCTTGCAAGGCGTCGGGAGGGATAATGGCCTACAAAGTAACGGTCTCAGTTAGCTCTGCCCCCCTTCTAGGTGTAGCTCAAGGTCCAGCCTATAAAGCTTATGCGCGCTCTCGGGCCGAAAGAATGAAGCAACTCGCCATTCAGGCGTTTGAGAAGCGCCAGAATCAGTTGAACGAAAATCGCACCTCCGAGACTACTCCACCGAAGTATGCAGAGTCATTTGAGATCGATCAGGTCGGACCTGTGACGATTCTCCGGAATAATGACCCCCTTTCAATCGGTGTGGAGTTTGGTGTTCATTCTGGCCGCTCGGGCACTCCCATACTGAAGTATCGGCCAATTGGCACCGCAATTATCCTCATGGAAAATGAGGTTGGCTAATGACCGAGCTAATAGTACATGGAGACGCAGAAGCATTGATTGTTTCTGTTCTACATGACCAAACCCCCGAACTTGCTCCATATTCTGCAAGAGTTGCAACAGACCTCCGAGGCTACACCGCCGGTAGCCGATGGATGATGATCACAATCGAAGGCGCTTCCATGGCCCAATGGAACGTCCTACATAAACCTCGGCTTGATGTTGAGGTCCGGGCAGAGCGACGAGATGTCGCACAAAAAATGGCACAAATAGCTCTAGCTTCTATTTTTCGAGCAGTTGGGTACCAATACGCCGGTGCCTTTCTAAGCGAGGTCAAGCTAGAAACGGGGCTTCTAAACGTGCCAGACAAGGACGAAGAAGAGAGCTATCGCTACATTTTCGCGATTCGGCTCACTTGCACCGTCGCTCAAGACGAATCTTAAAGGTTCCTAAAGGAGGAATTCAAAGATGGCTTTTTCAGCCGCACAGGTTCGGACCGCTCCGTCAGGGCATGTTCATGTAGGTCCCCTTGGAGTTACCGAACCAACCGATGTTACATCCCCTCTCGACCCTGCACTTGTTGAGTTAGGTTACACTACTCCCGATGGTGTTACCGTTACTCCGAACGTAGAGCAACAGGATATTATGGTCTGGCAGTCTATTCTGCCAGTGCTGACTCCTATTACCGGCATGACCCTTGAGGTCTCGTTTGTATTGGCTCAGCTAAACCCCGATACTTTGTCGCTTTACTTCCTCGGTGACGATTTCACTGATGACGGCGTAACTGCTCGACTAAACATCAACTCGAACCCGGCTACACAGGAACGGGCTCTTGTTGTTGAGTGGACTGACAACGTTGGAGACGTTAACCGACTTGTTATCCCTCGGGCTCAGATGACCAACCGTGAGGCACTAACCCTTACTCGTGGTCAGTCAACCAACTTGGGTCTTTCGTTTAAGGCCCTAGACGATGACGGCATCGCTGGCTATCTGCTATCAGATAACAGCAACCTGCTTGAGTCTTAAAAATAGAGGGGGCGGGTTGTCCCGCCCTCTCACCTTCCCTTTCGGAATTACACCAGGAGTGTAGAAGATATGTCAGAAGAGCTGAAGAACGAAGTTGTCGCAGTCGAGAGCGTTGAGGTTTCTCACAAGGGCATGACGTTCACAGTTAACAAGAAGCCAGAGGACTGGAGCCTCGCGGCCCTTGAAGCATACGAAGATGGCAAGAATATTGGGGTTTTGCGAGGTCTTTTGGGGCCGTTGCAGTGGCGCCGGTATATGGCCACCAATCCATCACAGAAAGATTTTGGCGAGCTTACCAATGCGGTATTCTCGGTCGTTGGTGTTTCTGAGGGGGAATCAAACGACTAGCTGCTATTTTGAAGGATCGTAAGCTCCGCCGCAAGCTAGAGTGTGACTTTACTCAGTATTGCGCCGGGGCCGACCTTCGAGACCTTTGGCGGCCAGGGTCGGGCATGACTGTCCGCTGGGTAGTTAGTCATTTAGAAGAACTTCCCGACGAGAGTCGGTTAAAACGTGCTCTGCGCGGCGAAGCTGGTCAATTCGATCAGAAAGATCATCTCATCGCAGATGTTCGAGACGCACTGTTGATGATCTCATATTTCTCTTCTATTGGAGCGATGTCTGGTCTTAAACGAACAGATCAAGACAAGGTTCTTCGTGGTCTACCCAAGACACCTCGGCGTCCTGGAGATCCAGAAGAGACGATTGAATTTGCCACGAAGGAAGAGCTGGAAATGCTCTTTCCGAAAAAGAAATTGATGCAGCGCTTGAAAAAGCGGATGCTAAACAAATAGTAGAGAGGACGGCTGGCATGGCTGACATTTTCGTAGGTCGTGCCGCCGTCGCTATTACTCCAGAGGTAGTAGCCGGCGCACAAGCTAAGATGGCCGCTCAGGGTCGTCTAGCGGGTGAAGCTTTTGGAGCTGCATTCTCGCAGGGCCAGCGTCGTATGCAGGCGAATATGGCTGCTAGTCTGAATCAGGTAGCTCGTCAAACAGGCAGCGTGATGCAGGGAGAGGCTGACCGCTGGAATAAGCTTAATAACCAAAGAACAGCTTCGTTGAAGACGGCGGGGGCACAACAACTTCAAAGCCTTCAACGGAATATGGCCGCTCAGATGGCGCTAGAAAAGCAGAAGACTGGCGCCATGCAAGCTTCTGCTGCGAGACAACAGAATATTATGCAAGAGCTTGAGCGCCATTCGACCAATCAGATGCGTCGCCGAGTTGCAGACTCAAAGGCTGTTCAGAAGCAGGTAAATGCTGAAGTTGCCGCGATGAATAGGGGCTTCAAAGAAGCTACCATGCGGGGGTTGTCCGCACGACGTACAAGTGCGGCTTTCGGTGCTGAGACTGCGAAATCCTTCGCGAGCGCCGCCGACACTCTTGGTCGTTTGTCTAACCGAATTGGAATGCTGGGTTTCCAAGCTCAGCTTGTCGGACAACAACTAACTAGATATATCACTATGCCCCTCGCCCTCATCGGCGGGGGGGCTGCTGTCATAGGTGTGAAAACAGCAGCCGAGATGGAACGTTCAGCGGCAATGCTAAGAGCACTGCTAGGAGACGCTGAGCGCGCCACCGAGATGCTTAATGAAGTACGATCAATCGCTATTGAATCTCCCGTATTCGATACTAAAAACCTTGCTGAGTTTACCGCAAAGATGGTAGCTTCTGGCCTAACAGCAACCAAAGTAACCCCTTTGATGCAGGGCCTTGGTAACGCCTTCTTGGCATTTGGTGTTGATTCTAACCAAGCCGGTCAGGGCATGCTCGCTCTCCAGCAAATGATGGAGAAGGGCAAGATTTCTGGAGAAGAGCTTAACCGGCAGTGGCGTAACGCTATCCCCGGTGGTATGCAACTATTCAACGACGCAGCCAAAGAATTGGGTGTTGATGGGGTTGAAGCGCTAATTGCAGCTACCCAAGATGGCACAATCACCATGGAACAGTTCATGGATGCGCTTATTGTTGTTGGGAACTCCGAGAAGTACACAAAAATGGCAGCCGAGGGTGCCACTACTTTACGTGCAGCTTGGCAGCAACTTGCTGAGAGCGTCTCCCAGGAATTGGGCGCACAGTTTTTAACCGATCAGTTTAAGGTCCGTCCGGAGATTCTTGAAAGCCTAAGGCAACTACAGGCTGTCCTACTTGATCTTATTCACACTCTCGCTGAACAGGGAGTCTTCGATAGCTTAATCGAAAGCTTTGGTAGGTTTGTTGACAAAATTGAACAAGGTGTGAAGTGGTACAAGGAGCTTAACCCCGAGACAAAAGAGCAAATTGGCCACCTTCTTTTGATGGCCGCTGCTGCTGGCCCGGTATTGATTGTTCTGGGTGGCATGGTTACTATGCTGTCGTCTGTTGCCAATGCAGCTAGCCTTGCTTTTCTCGGTTTGAGTCAGGTGTTTGCGACCGGTGGCCGGGGCTTTAAGATGGCTGGCATCGCTGGGGTTGTTGCTCTTCTTGCTCAGATGGCTGTGTCAAACGAGAACTTCCGTAATTCGCTAGTTAAGCTAATGAATGCCTTCGGCCCGTTGCTTGATGCGACGGCTGAAATTGTTGATGTATTAGCTGATGCCCTTGCTCCAGCATTGGATGCAACCGCTGAAGTTTTGTCCGCTGTAATTAATTGGGTTGTTGAACTTCCTGGTCCGCTTCGCGCTGCGACAATTGCGGCAATTGCCTTTGGTGTGGCGCTCAAATTTGCAGGCCCAGTAGGTATTGCGCTTACGGCTGTCGCCGGACTAATGACGATTCTTGATTCATTTTCGGTTGAAACAGGCGCTGCTGCGATCAATACAGATCAGCTTGCAGGTTCATTTAATCGGCTAGTGAATCAAGGTCGAACAACGCAGACTATGACTCGTGCTGCTGGTGGCAGCATGCAGGAATTTGCTCAGAATATTCGCGAAGCGAATGTTGTTAACGATTCATTCCTCGGCAAACTTCAGAGCATCGGAGAGAAGTTTGTTCCCGTAGCTATGGTTACTCGCAAGCTTGCTTTCGAAATCTTCGGGGTAGCTGATGCGCAGCGTCAAGCAGAAGAACGATGGACTAAATTTGACGAATCACTAGTAAAGTTTGGTCAACGAGGTGGGGACGTTTCCGAGGCGATGCGTCAGCTAGGGTTCCAGCTTGACTTTAGTCGGGAAAAACTAGAAGATCTCGCTTCCCCCGAACTGTTGAATATCTGGGATTCACAAGAAGCGGCCATTCAAATCTTCCGAAATGAGCTTGACAACGCCGATCTAAAACTAATCTCTTTAGTAAGAGAATTAGGTATCCTTGCCTCGCAGCAACCTATTGTCGCAGAGCAAATGCTTCAGTCTGCTATGGCGACTGAGGAGTTCCAAAACTGGGCGGCTGCGCTAGGTGTTGACGTTGAGGAACTAGCCAACATCATCGCAGCTAAGGCTAATCCTGCAATCGATGAGTTTTACCAGGAGATGGTTAAGGCTGACAGTGCTGTTGCTTCGGCCGTCCAAGAAGGAAACTTCGCCCGCGCGGAGCAGCTTATTGATGAGATGGCCGACGGGTGGTCTGCTGCTGGCGGAAATATGCGCCTATTTGACCAGCAGATTCCTGAAACACTCGCGGCCCTTGAGACGCAGCGCGAAGACCTTCTGAAGACTAAGGATGAGCTGTCCGGCGTTGCTGACGAAACAGGTCGAGCAACAGATGCGCTTGCTGGTTACATGGAAGAGCTACGCGCCGCCTCAGATCCTGTTTTTGCATATATGAAGGCTGAGAAGGATCTAGCTGAAGCGATCAAGGAACACGGTGCTGGCTCAACTGAAGCAATGGAGGCATCGCTAGCGCTCGCTTCCGCAAATGTCGAACTAGCGAACGTTTCTCCCGCAACAATTGAAGAACTTGCCAAGATTGCTGAGCAGTTCTCTGACGGCGCAATTGATGCAGATACAATGCAGCGACAGATGCAAGGTGTTGTTGATCGCGCGGGGGACATTCGAGACAACTCAGATCTTGAAGTCAACGCTTCGGCAAATGTTGATGGTGCTATTTCAGAACTTGATTCACTGTTGGATAGAATCAATAGAACAAAGACGGCTTTGGGCTATGTTATTGATCCTGCAACTGGTCTTCCTCGGGGCATAACTGGTGGATCTAGCCCCCCGCCGGGTAGTTCTTCAGCCGGCCCCGCTGGTAATCGAAATTGGATGGGACCATCTCTTACCCGAGCTACAGGCGGTTCCGTTTCAGGTCCTGGCTCTGGCACATCAGATTCTATCGTTGCTCGACTTTCAAATGGTGAGTTTGTTCAGTCTGCTGCTGCTGTAAACCACTATGGCTCAGGGTTTATGGGAGCTTTGAATAGCCGTAGTATTCCAAAGCGATCCCTTCCAGGGTTTGCTACAGGTGGTGCCGTAGCCGGCGCTGGCGGTTTGATGATCAGTGTAGCTGTCAACCAGGCTTCGTTCGGTGAAGCTTATAAAGCGCTTGATGAATTGAAGCGTAGACTTGGTAACGATCTTGTTCGAAGCGTCACCATCTCTCTAAGTGCCGCCTCACAGGCGTTCGTACAGTTCAGTCAAATTGGCCAAGCGGCTCTTGCTCAATTGACATCGGCTGCTCAAGTATATGTCGCTCAAAAGCAGGCGCTGTTTACCAATCTAGTGAATACGCTTCTTGGTCTTCAGCTTCAATATGTAAACAACAGCCAGAGTCTATTTGACTCGTGGGCTGCTAACGTAATGGCTACTGTTACAGCTTTAGGTTCTGCATTTGGAACAACCTGGATCAACACCTGGGTCGCCGTTACCAATACAACGACTGCTTCGATAACAACCCTCCTTGAGAAATTCTCGGAGATGGCGAAGGGTATCCAAGCGAGGTTGGCGGGGGCGAATGCTCACATCCAATCATTCGTCGCCAGACTTGCTCTAGATTTTGAACAGATTCCTGGCAAGATTCTTCCTCCACTTAATAGCATGATTGGTCTCATTCGTCAGCTTGTTGAGAGATTAGGTAAGCTTCCCGGAGTAAAAGATGAAGTAAAGGGTGTTGCTGGCGGGTTAACCCCGCTGAAGTTGGCCCGTGGTGGATATATCAGTGGTCCAGGTGGGCCGAAAGATGACAAAATCGCAGCTTTGCTGAGCAACGGCGAATATGTCATCAAGGCTGATTCGGTGTCTAAGTATGGCCCT